CAGGTTCCAAGTAATCCATCTCCATACGTTCAAAAAAGTTGACCGTACTTTTATCATTTCTATTTCTCGCCATGACATGCCTCCCCGAGAAGGGCACCATAGCCACAAATATCTATGGCACTGTCCTCATGCGTTGGCGTTTCAATTAATCGGGAAAGTTTTACGGCAATCATACACATGTAAACTTGCTCAACAGTTACATCATGTCCTAGTAAAACCCTCCACATTTTAGCAATGCGTTCATGGTTAAGATACGCATCACCATAATCCTTGGCCCTTGGACCATTGATCATTCGCTCTGCCTCTTGTAGTATTTCATCTCTTTTCATATTTCATACCTGTATTTTTTATCTGTATCTACGATGTGTAGTGTCTTCCTTGCTCTGGTTATACCTACATAGAATGCTCGATGCTCGTCGTCTTGATTTTTTGTATTAACGCAAGCGTATGTAGACCCAAGATACACGACACAGTTGTCGTCTTCCCCACCCTTCATGGCATGAAAGGTAGAAACTTTTATTCGTGGTGGTTTTGTAATGTCCTCTCCTCTTCTCTCAAGTGCTCTTATATATAGTTTGTCATCAAACCCCATCTTAACAATGTCCATAGGCTCTCTATCTATTGGTGCAATCAAACCAAAGTCTGCAACCAGCTGATCATACCCCAACAGATCGTCGTCAGCAGCTGCATCTAACAGTGTTGTTGCTCCTCGCTTCACGACAGCGGCAGTCCCTTGCTTCGGTACGTTCCTATAAAACTTTCTTATCTGATCCATCGATACCCGGTTGCCGTCTTGTAGCTCCTCCCATGTCTCCATTGTTTCTGCAATCGCAGTGCTTAAAGAAGGGTGACCTTTATAACTGTAGAGATATCCATCGTCACGAAGCATGGACGCAAAGTCCCTTGCCATTTTATTTGTTCTTGCCATCAAGGTCCACGAACCGTGGTTCAATGGTACATTATCAATGCTCATATGAAAGTGAACGGCACCCTCTTCTTTTGTTGGTTTAAATATCTTTGGCTTGCGTTTAAGGATACGACGAACCACAGACTGTGATAAGGAATGTATACTCCGGGGCATACGATACGATTGATCTAAAACAATCACATTATCTGAACACTCCATAAATAAATTTACATCAACCCCGGTCCATCTATGAATAGCCTGGTCGTCATCCCCTGCAAAGACCACACGCTCTGCCGTTTCAGACATGTGATCAATCATGTTCCACTGCATGGGTGTTAAATCTTGAGCCTCATCAACAATCAATAGATCCAGAAAAGGAGGCGTTACTATTTCATACTTCTCTATAAGATCTGCAAAATCCATCTTGCTTGTTTCTTGTTTATACTTTTGTATTTCATTGTTTACCCGGACCAACATCCTATAGTTTATATCGTAGTCCTCTGACTCTTTAAACTCTTGCTCTAAAGGAACACACCTGTACCTTGCCTTGGTTATCATCCGTACATACTTACTGCCGTTGCCATCAAAGGTAGGAATAAGAATACCGTCGTCAGGAGACACGTTATCAACCCCATCAAAAATCATACCCAAGTTTTTACCAAGTTGTTTCCAATCATCCTTGCCCAACATGTCTGTTGCCTGTAGTCCAAGCCCATGAAATGCAAGGGAATGCATTGTCCTAAAGTATGGCATCTCTTTCTTTTCTAACTTAAACTCTGTACAAGCCCGGTCAACAGCTTCACCTATAGCTTTACGAGTAAAAGAAACAAAACCTATCCTAGCCGGGGGTATCCCTTCCGCTAGTGCTTTTCTAACGTGATCTATTAAGGTATACGTCTTGCCGCAACCCGGAGGACCAAAGATAAGAGTACTATTTTGCATCCGTCTGTACTCCACGAGGACACTCGTCTAGCCACTCTTGTATCTTTTCCCTGTCCCACCTACTCGCACTACGCTTACCGTCGTCCTGGCCTAATATAATAGGCTCTGGAAACGTGCCGTCTTTAACATGTTCGTAGACCCAAGACCTGGATACACCAAGCCATTTTGTCACCTCTGATATTCTCATCAGATGTCTAGAAGGGTATGTCATCTAGTATCTCCTTTTCAGTTTCACCTTCATTCTCTTCAAACGATGGAACCCACCACACTCGTAGTTGGATTCTTTTGCCGTCTGCATTTCGGACGTTGTATCTACCAAAACATTCCTGTCCGTTATTCAAATGTTTTACTTGTTCTTGCACCTGGGCTCTTGAATAAGAAGTAAACCCACGGTTCTTGAGGAACTGCATAAGTCCTGCAATCGTAAACCTTGTAAGACCCTCGTCTGTCCAAGGTTTGCCCATCTCCATTTCTTCAGGAGCCATAGCTTTAATCCGGCTCGTGCAATAAGTCTTCAACAGTTCTTTAAACTGCCCTGTTAAGGTTAACTCTTCTGGAACCTCGAGTTGTGTAGACTTATCCATCAGAAGACTAACCAACACCTGCCACTTCTGTGGCTTTACTGTAGGCGGCATGGTTTGGATCTGTTCCATACAAGCCCTCTGCCACAGCAGCTGGTTCTGTAGTTGCTCTGTCGATAGCTGCACCCGCTTGCCATTTACATCCATGAAGTATAACCGAGGTTCTGATAACATGATCGTCAGTCCCCCAAGGTCAGGGGTATCAGGAGCCGAGCTCCCAACACCAAAGGGCCGGGTCTTACATATATCTTTATCGCAGTGATCCTTCAGTGGACACACGTCACACTGATAAAAGTATTCTTTCTTCTGTAAGGACTCCTGTATCTGCACAATTTCTTTTGCGTCAAGAGAAGGAGAGCAAAGCATCCTGTTATATTCTTCATGGTGCTTTTTCCAATCGTCAGGCCACTTGTATCGGCAGTATACCCCAACGGCAAACATAAAAATGTTTCTCATTTCACTGACGGGACCAAGACTTGATATGACCTCCAGGCAATATGGACCATCAACAAAGTGTTCTCTCTTTCCGGCAAACTGAAAAGCGTTTAACTCAGACACAGAAATACGTTTCTTCTTAACAGCTTCAAAAAACTCGGCAAGGCTCATGGCTTCACCGTCCTTATTCAAACAGTACCTTGTTGTCAGGTCAGCCTTAAAGTATGGCATGTTAATAAAGTTTCCAACGTCACCACGATCCGCAAGTATCTTGTCCTGTTTTGGAAAAATCTCGCAGCCCGAATGTCCCAGGGTTATAGACATCTCTGTTAAATATTCTCGAACCAAAGACGCAGGTTCCCAATCCTTTAAAAACAAAAACAAATGGGCACCACCTGACTTGGATCGACATAACAACAAAGGAAGTTTTAATTTAAGTATCTTTTTATTTAAGCTCTTGTGATCAAGGTCATAGGTATCAATGTCCAATGCTCCAAACTTACACATGTTATCCTGCGTTATAGGGATTGAACCAACGCCGTGTTTCCCATCTATGTGGGCTTGTACTTTATCCACGGTCAACGGCTCTCGAACCACGGTACTGTTGGCCTCGGTCTTACCATTACGACCAACACGTCCCAGTATCGTTTGACCGTGAGCGGCCTTTGATCCTTGAAATACTGTAAGCAACTGCTCTGCCTCAGACATATTCTCCTCCTAATATATTCGGGGAGAGGAGGAATCATGAACCTCTCCCCAAGACAGCGTGGTTTAAAACGGTATTTCGTCACCGTCGTTAGAAGTATCGGGGGAGGAACCCTGACCTCCTACTGCCTTATTCTCGTGCTCCGGATCTGGAACAGCTTTAACATCACCAGCAGCTATGGCTTTACGAAAAGTCATTGCCTCTTGCAATAAGTCTTTGCTTTCAACAAGACCCACTCTCTCTACAGCATAGTTATTCCAAGATCCCTTGTCGTTACTCTCTTCCGTAGTGTTAAGTTTCCAAACAGTAGCAAACACAGCAGGTGTTACCATCTTACCTGTCTTTGGATGCTTGACCTTTTGCATGGCAATCATAGTCTTCCACCGACGACCAACCTTTAACTGAGATGATTTCATATCAATCACGGCTGGTTGCCATGATCCATCTTCATCAACAACAAGGCAATAAGTCTGGTCAGAACGAACAACCTCATTCTTATTCGGTAGGATCTCACTGCTTCCTTGTCTTTCTGTTCTTTGCAAGACCGGATCAGTTGGTGATATCTCTCCTTTAAATCCACCCCCCTGATCTCTAGGAGTAAACTCAAGATACTTTGTTGTCTGGTAACAAGGAACAACATTAATTCCTTTCTCACCATCCCAGTACTGAGATGTTACCGTATTGTAAATGCCACCTATTTCTGCCCCCTCAATGTACTCAGGCTGTTTTTTATTAATGTGTGGCGAGGTGTTCTGGATAATACGAATAAAAGGTATCTGCATTTCTGAGCTGTCAAAGGTTGCACCTTCTCCAGCAGTCTCAAAAATATCATCCATTACATCTGTGGAAACGTCTGTGCCCTTGGGCTTATCTAAATCTTTAGTGCTCATGTCACCGTCCTTTTTATTGTTGCAGCGTTGGCTAGAAATCCAGAAAACAAATCAAGATCGATAGGCTTCCCATCTTCTACATGTCTTTTAATAACTGATTTAAGAGAGGGAGGAGGTACATGAACCTTTCTCTGCGGATAAAAACCTTTCTCTTCCAGAATACCAACGACATTTCCTGCAAGATTATCTTCACCCATACTAAAAGAAACAATAACATCGTTCTTTATTTTTTCTCCATAACCATTTTCACGAAGCCAAGAAAAACATTGCTCACGTTTTGCAACGCACTCACGTCTTTCTGTCTCACTCATCTTATCATTCAACGAGGGTATCGATGCACTTACCACCGTCCTTCGTCCAACACTAAGACCTTTGAGTTTTATGCCCTCAGTTTCTCCCATTTCATCCATAAGATTCGGTATGGTTTCCATCTCGAGCTGATGCTTCTCTTTTTTCTTCTCACTTAACTCACTCTCTAACTTCGCAATGTCGTCATTAATTTGATCCACCCGGACAGCCAGCTGGCTTAAAGACTTCATTCCTTCTACACTCACGTTCTTTAAAGCATCTGCCTTATCAAACATGTCTTCAAAAATATCATTCATAAGTATGTCCTCTTCAGAATTGTGATTGACACACAAGTTTGCATGTCGTAAAAAGACTATAAAGGGAGAACTGGATGACTGTCAACTACAAATTTAAAACTATACCATATAAACATCAACAGACTGCATTGGACAAATGTGGAGACAATAAATGTTTTGGTTTGTTTATGGAAATGGGTACTGGTAAGTCAAAGGTTTTAATAGATAATCTTGGGATGTTATTTTGCAAAGGTAAGGTAAACTTTGCTCTAATTATAGCACCAAAGGGGGTATATAGAAATTGGGTTGAGAAAGAAATACCGCAACATCTATCCGATAGCGTACCATACAGGGTGATTCGCTGGGTATCTAGTGCCAACAAAAAACAAACAGAAGAAATGAGGTCCGTAAAGGATACGTTCTCCGGCCTTACTATCTTTGTTATGAATGTCGAAGCCTTCTCCACACTCAAAGGAAAGAATGCCGGAGAATGGATGGCAAAGAATTATGGACCGCACGGCATGATTGTTGTTGACGAATCAACTTCGATTAAAAACCACAAGGCTAAACGAACCAAGAGCCTCATTAAGATAGCTGAAAGTTTTGATTATACTAGAATACTGACAGGATCTCCAGTAACAAACTCACCTTTAGATATTTATGCACAGACCGAGTTCCTTAGACCTGGGCTCTTGGGTTTTGATTCGTATTGGGCATTCCAGGCACGGTATGCAGTCACGCAAAATGTAAAAATGGGGGCACATTCTTTCACTCAGATCAGAGGGTATCGAAACTTGGACGATCTGCAATGGAGACTTGATAAGTTTTCATACCGTGTTCTCAAGAAAGATTGTTTGGATCTGCCTGAGAAAACTTTTACTTCACGGTATGTTACATTAAGTGACAAGCAACATGATTGGTATCAAAGAATTAAACGAGAAGCTATGATCCT